ATTCCTTGTCAGAATTGATATTAAAACTCATGGTGCCTGCTGCGCTAACGCCTAGTTATTCCTTTTTATATTTAGCATTAACTTTGCACCTACTGCCATTCAATACTTATTACTTGTGTAGATACTACCCATTTAATTACATTTGTTGTACCAGCTCTGGTGGTAGAGTAACTAAAACGGAATGATGCTCCTAAAGGTTGGATATCCCATGTTTGTCCTGCAGGGATATCATCTTTAATAACAGTGTTCATACTTGAGAGAACGGAGACATCTCCTATGGAATTTGCATAAGCAACTGATTCAATCTTAGCTCCGTAAACAACTCCAGTTGGATTGACAGCAATGATGTTGCCAGTTATAAAGTTTAGAGTGTTAGCAGCAATAGGGATTTGTGTACCAACATTATCTAACTGTAGTACAGCAGTATTAAGACCTCTAAGAATATAATGTGTTGTGCTACTATCTGTAAACTCAGAGTTTTTAATCTCTAAGGTGTTTAAATCTTTTGCGTTCCTAAGTTCATCTACTACTGTGGTTTTATCAATGGAAAATCCACCAGTAGAATCAAACTTTTCTAATTCAGTTGCCATGTTACTTCTTAGTGATTTGAGAGGTTAAAGTGATGTTAACAGCTTGTGTAGTTCCAATTCCAGCACCAAGTTCAATATTGATGCGGACTTTATTATCACCAGTCACTTCAAATGTTGGAATAATAAGTTGCTGACCAGTTCTAACGTTACCATACTCTGTATGGAAAACGTCTGTTCCATTATCTATAATACCAAACTCAATATATTCTTTTTCACCTGTTGTTGGATTGTGTGCAGTAACCACTGTCTTTGATCCAACTTCAACTGCTGGTGTGTAAATATTTTCACCGCCAGTATTTGTTGTTCCTTTGACTAGAGTTAAGTCAATTGTTCTAGTTGTAGTATCTGCAAGTTCAAATTCTGTAAGATCTCCATCAAAAACTTTAACACCAGTAAATGCTCCAGTTCCAAATGTAGTGTTGAAATAAACGTCACCTTGATTATCAAGTCTCAATACTGGTTCAGTATAAAGACCAGAAGAAAGACCTAGATCAAAGTATTGTTTTGAAGAATGTAAGAATGTGGTTGTTGCAGTAGTATTGTCTAATGTAGTAGATGCACTATCAAAAGTAATTAACGATGCAGTTATTTCCAATTCATCAGATGTCATTGATCTGATGGTGTCTACGGAATAGAAATCTAAAGCAGTTGTAGTTAACTGAAGACTATTGTTACCATCGTTGTAGAAATATAAGATGTTCTCATTTGCGCCAGGTGAAGTCTCAGGAATAATATAGGTATTCTGATCAACGTCTTTGACACCACCAAGAGAACCCCAGTTTGCTCCATCATAGCCTTCAAACTGTCCAGCAGTTGTACTAAATCTGATACCACCTTGGATTGCAGATCCTCTATCTCCATCAGAACCAACTGGAACTGTTAGTGTAGTGTTACAATTAACATCTACTCTCTTACCAGAATTAGGTTGTAAAACAAGATCACTAATGTCTGTGGATAACTTATTGCCAAATAATCTTAAGTCGCCACTAATAACAAGAGGTGTAAATCCTAATGGAGAAATTCTAACTTCTTCAATCTCTTCAAATGTGAGTGGAGCAACTGCAGATGCAAACCATTCTAGTTGTGCGGATCCATTTGGTTGTGTTCCTGTTGTATGTGTAGGTTCAGCACCACTTGTAGCAGTGGTTCCTTGTCCTCCATTAGGAACGACGTAAATATTATTTCTCCACTTAACATAATCTCCTTCACTAACAGGTGCGTTAGCAATAAATTCTGTATATGTTGGTGCGGTTGTGTTTACAGATCTAACCTGTTTAACATTTACATACTCATGCCAGAAAGGAGTAAATCTTTGAGTAACTTGATTATCATTAACAAAGTGTAGTGTGTTATCATTAGCACCTACAGTTAGTTCTGCTAAGATATATGTGTTACCATCTAAGTCACGAACACCACCAAGAGATGACCATGATGCAGAGTTAGAACTATATCCTTCATATTGATTTGTGGTACTATTGAATCTAATAGATCCATCCACTGCTAAACCAGTAGGTCTTTCACCAGAAGTACCAACTGGAAGTACAAATGCTGTGTTTGTGTTTACCTTTGCAATTCTTCCTGCAAAAGGTGTGAAATCTAAGTCATAGTTATTAATAGACTCAATATTAGCATTTTCAATCTTTAATGCGTCATTTGAATTAAAGAGAGTCGTTGACTTAATTTCACCAGTAGTTGTAATATTACCAGTAGTCTTGGCAACAGTGGCATATGATCCAAGTGCTACGTCACCAGACAAATTAATAGTTGCTGTTGCTACAATGTCTAGAGAAGATGAAGCATTGATAGTATCCAGTGAAATTACACTACCAGAAATATTGGAAGCACTTAATGTACTGCTAACACTAGCACTGGTAAATGATGCTGAAGTTGACTGAATACTATTGGATTTAATTAATCCAGTTTCAACATCAAGTTCAATTACGTCTTGAACATCAACGTCAATAAGTTCACCTGCAAATCCACTACCAAATACTCTTGGGTTAGTTGGATCAACTGTGATGGTTGCTTCGTCACCATCTTCACCTCCCATATCAGGATGGTTATCACAATAATAATAGAGAGTAGATGGTGTAGTATCTGTAACCTGTACTTCAACATATGGTGAGGCACCACCAACTACAGTAACACCAGTTGTATATTCTGTTCCATAAAACTTAATACTAATAATACCAGTTGTAACTGGAGCTGGCGACACACGAACTGTTGTTGCATCTACAATTTCTGTTACTAATGTCTTTTCTCCTAATTGACCAGGATCATTTCCTGTTTCCTCTACCGCCATTCCAACTTGAATGCCAGTAGTGCTAGTCACGTTGATAGTATCAGTTCCAGCAGTGACTGATGTGGCTATCACTGCTGACTCTAACCATTTTCCATCTGGGAATGTACTAAACTTGATATTATGACTAGTCATTGAGGGATCAAGATTAAATCTGTATCTCTCTCCAACATAGAATGTAATATCTGGTGCGTAAGCTAATGTGCCTCCTAATGGAGATATGTAAAACTTGCCTTCTGGAGATCTAGCAACGTTAATAGTGTAGTCTGTGGTAGTACCAACTTTTCTTATGATATCTCCATCAGCAAAAGATGCTCCAAGTAATAAAACATAATCAACATTACCACCAGTGGATTTAACAAATCCTACCTCATGAGAAGTTCCTCCACCCTCACTAATTTCCCACAGATCACCAACAGTGAATACAGAAGAAGCAACTGTTCCTGTAAATGTTAAATGTTGTACAGCCTCAGATTTAACTGTGTATTCAATAGGTTTGACAAGATCAGTTGCTGCAACAGTTAATACGTCACCAATAGCATATCCTGTACCACCATTTGTAATTGTTAAAGTTTCTACTGCTCCTACAACATCAATAGTATAATTAAATGCTGTTGATCCAACACCCCACTTAGGTATGAATTGTAGATTTGCTTGATAGAAAGGAGCTGTTGATGCAGCATCAATTTCAACTGTGTTTGCATCAATAACATTAATAATCTCAAGACCATCTGCAACATTAGTATTGATACCAGTAATAACGTATCCAGCAACTAAGGTTGAAGTTCCGCCAGGAATTGTAAGAATAGTTGGTGAGGGACTAGCAAATGTAATATTCGCTGCTCCAGTAGCGTTTGCAGCAGTGTCTACCTCTATAGTAGTTCCATTTGTAATACTAACAACTGTAACGGTAACTCCACCTGCGAATCCTCCTACAGATCCACCTTGGTCTACCGCTAGAACCATGCCAGGTATAACTTCGTTAGTGGATGCACCTAAAGTAACTGTTGTGCTACCAGAGGTTAAAGTACATCCTGTAGAAATATGTGTACCACCAATATTAATATTGTTTATCGTTTGTGATACTGGTAGAGTTAGAACATTACCTGCTGTATATCCTGTCTCTTTGCTAATAGAATCAAAAGTTAGAACACCTGCATTTGAATCAACAGTTACTTCAAGACCACTACCACCACCTCCACCAAGGAGAGCATCAGCAACTGTTAAAACATCATTTGCTTCATATTGGTTATTACCATTACTTGCAACAGAACAGTTAGTAACTTCACCACCAGTAACCTCAACGATAAGAGTAGCACCAGATCCATTACCAGATCCACTAACATTAGTAGAAGCTACACCAGAATAAAAACCGTCAGTATAACCTGAACCACCGTCAGAAACGGTAACTTCCAGTCCAGTAACAGTAAAGTCTACTGTCGCACCAGTTCCACTACCACCTTGTAAAGGAACACCTGTAAACGTTCCTGCTTGATATCCAGAACCACTGCCAGGTGTACCTCTAAAATGATCTATAAAGAATGTACCTTGTCCAGCAGTACCAGATCCACCTAATAGAGGTACAGCTGTGAATGTTCCAAATTCATATCCAGAACCACGAGTAATATTAATACCACCACTAGTAGGAATAGATTTTTTTCTTACAACTTCGTCTTTAAATAAAGTTAATTGAGATTCCTCAATATCTAAAATATTTTTACTACTTGAAACAAATGAAATAGTCTTAGAAGTTGGTCTATAAAAACCTAACGAAGGTTCGTTATTGAAGGCTAGTGATGGTAATGGTTTAGTTCCATCACCCAACTTTAAGATACCAGTAGATAGATCACTACCACCTGCTGTTACATTAAAAATCGCTGACGCGATCTGATTAATTTTTACCCTTTGAGATTCAAAGGTATCGGTCTTTGCGACATTAATTGCTGGCATTTTTTACTAACTCTCTAAGTAGTGATTTAATTTCAGAGATTTCATTCTTCAACATATTTATGTCGTCTAACGCGGAACCTAGGTGTTTTGATTTACGTCTTGCTTCAATAGCAGAATCATCCAAATTGATGATGGCACCAGTGTTTTGGTCTCTTACAAGACCATCATGTCCACTTACTTTGATATAGTCCATGCGCGGAAGTTAGAAAGATGCTACAGCTCTGATATCTTGAATCTTAGGAACGAATGCGGGATCCACTCCAAGCATTACAACTTTGATTGCAAAAGAAGAGAATTCTTCTAAATTAGACACACTATATTTCAAATCTTGATAGGAAGATTGTTTCTCAACAACACTTGAAATACTGTTTTCACTTGTAGCAATTTCAAGTACATCTGGTTGTCCATTGTCATTAAAGTATACCCAATCAATATCCTCAAAGTTTTCTTGACTAGATGCCTTCTTAATCTTGAATAGAACTTCAACGTTTTCAATCTCTTTGACATTTGCCATTAGATGTACATCAATAGATGTTGCTGGATTGTTAATAACAATTTCTTTAGTAACATACTTAGCAGCAGAAGAACTATTCTTAGAAGTATTTTCTGCTACAAAATCAATACCGTCTGCATAAGTTACTTTACCAACTTCAAGATATGAATTTTCTGTCTCAGGTTGATTTGGATACTTAACAAAGTCTCCTACACGGAAGATATCAGCAATTTGTAAACTAATATCAGCATTTCTATTGTAGACAGTGCTATCAATCAATCTGTCTGTGAAATTATCATTAATTGGTTGAATATCATTTCTCAAAGTCAACTCTTGATTTTGACTATCCCAAAGCACTACTCTACCTGTAATCTTATTGTCATAAGTTTGAGTCAATACATTAGGATTACGTGCTACAATAGTAGCAGCCTCGTCAATAGAGAAGAGAACTTGTGATGGATTAGATCCAATAACAACTGAAGTCAAACTAGTCTGATTAGATAGAGAAACTGTCTCTCCTTTCTGGAAGAATTGAGAAGTCTTAATTCTTACATACACAGTAGATCCATCAACTCTTGCGATGGTTCCTACAGTTTTAGATGTAGCACCTTGAATTGTTTGATCTTCTTGAATCTCAACACCACCTGAACCAGTTAGATCAAATGTATATACAGGGAAGAACTTAATGATTTGATCTCTTCTACCAAATCTATCTTCAGCACCTTTAGCATTTTCAATTCTGTTGCTTACTGTTTTAACAGTGGCACTTGAAAGATCAATAATGGGACTCAAATGAGACGAAGTAGACGAAAGGGACATCTTATATGTTAAAGATTCACTTAGATTATTAAGTGTCTCATTAATTTCAGAAGCCACAACTTTCTGGTTAGTGAAGTAATGTGGTTCATTCAAGAAAGTTCTTTCATATTCAGTTTGTGAATATGAAGTGTAGTTTGTAGTAGTAGAATCTACAGGAATAATATTTGTAGTCTTAACACTAACATCTAATTCAGTTCCAGTGAATGTTAGATAATGAATCTGTGGATATAGAGTTTCAAATTTTCTGTTGAAAGATGCATATGCAAGTTCTCCACCACCAATAGCGTTAGCAGCAGCTTGAGTAGGACTCTCAATATTATACATGTCAATACCAGAGTTCATTACTTTAAATAGATTGCTGTTGATAGTGGCAGCTGTAACACCACCAGTCTCTTGTACAGTTCTATAGAACACATAAGACTTGCCACTAGTTTCAAATCCATTGTCTCTATGATTAACCTTGACAATAGAGTTGTTATTTTTAAATAGTTTTGATGTGGCGTTGGAACCAGAACTTGCATTGGTCTCAATAGGATTAGACTCAAGTAGTTCATAACCAAGATTATCATTTTTGAGTAATAGATTTGCTGGTCTACCAATATTAAATTCTGCTCTGTAAAGAGTAAACTTAAGATCTTCAAAAATATCTTCAGTCCAACTTTCGGTATTCTGGGAACGGTATACCGAACCTAAACCTGGTTGAGTTGTGATGACCGTACTTGTAGCAATATCAGTCTCTCCAAGTCTAGAAACCCAAAGCTCATAGTCAGTAGAATCAGTTTCTACCACTAAAGCATATTCAGTATCATTCTGTAGATATACAGGATATTCAAATGCAAAGTGTGTAGGTGTAGTTGAATTAGTTGCTTCACCAGCATCAATTGCTACACCCATTCTGACTGCAGGTGTATCAATGTCTAAGAAGGTTTGAATTTCACATCCACCAGCACCACTTCCAACACCTTTAACAACAACAGATGGTGCTTCTGTGTATCCAATGCCAGGTAAAGAGATTTCTGCATTGTAAATTTGACCACCAGAAACTTCAATACTTGCTGTAGCAGTAGATCCGCCAGGTAATTGTGGACTCTCAAT